TCCCTCGTAAAGGACGGGATGCTAGGTCCATTACTCGGAAGGTCTACAACGGCATCAGCACCGTTGAACTCGCCAACAATGTCTTCGACTGCTGGACCCAGTGGCACCCAGATGGGATCTTCATCGACGGCGGCGGCGTCGGAGGTGGCGTCGTAGACAACTGCCGGGCCAAGCATCTCTACGTCTCAGAAGTCCAATTTGGAGCCAAAGATGACATTACCGGAATCGTCTTCGATAACGCCGGGGAGCAATACGCCAACAAGCGTGCAGCGATGTATGGGGCACTCCGTTCGTGGACCCGGACAGGCCTACTTCCGATTGACGCCGACCTGCGAACCGCGATGCTCGCCATCCGCTACACCCACGACAAGCAAGGAAAGATCCTCCTCACCCCGAAGGAAGACATCCTCGCCGATAATCCAGGCCTCGTCTTGGATGACCTCGATGCGTTAGCGTTGACCTTCGGTGGCCCTCTTGCCCCTCACGCTCATGCCGGTGGGGAACACCTCCGTCCAGTTTTGCATGAGACCGAATACAACCCCTATGCGCCAGAACACATGGAAGCCGCGTGATGACCCCAGACCAGCCCCAACAGGCCCTCCCGCAACTCCCCAACGCTCCGCCTCCCCCTCCGGTGTTTGGCCAAGCCCCACTCGGGAAGAAGCCCGGAGTGAAATCGCAGACCCCCTCCTTCCTCGGAGCCCAGATGCTTCCAGCCAAAGGCTCCTCGGCCCCAGCGGCTCTCACCGGAGTAAAATGATGCCCACCGCTCCAATGCTCCCCCCGGAGATGCTGCAGCGAAGCGGCCAATCCGCCCCAGCTTCGCCGGTCAACTTCCTAATGGCCGCGGCTGATATGTCCAAGAGCGGCGCTTTGCCCGATGCCGCCAAGGGCCGTTCCATGCCATCCGCAGGCGGAGCCAAGGCATTGCAAACTGGCGTAGCCCGAGGCCGCCGGGCCAAACTCCAGGTCCTGAAATGAACGCCGTCCAGCAACCCAATCGAGCGCCAATCGACGCCTGGGCCCTGCCCCACTCCAGAGGAAAGGCAAGCCAGCGGCCGGCATTCACTCCGGTCCCCCCATCGAAAATTGGCCCGATAAGCCACACCAAAGCGCACCAAGCGAATAGCAAGGTAAGCAATCGCCGGCCGCACCATTGGCAGGGAGACATCGACAACGGTCCTTTTGACTGCAATGTCTCCCTGCAACCAAAAGGGAGCTATGCCTGATGAACGCCCTCGTCGACTGGCGTAGTTTCCAACGCAACACCGACTTCGCCTCGGAGCAGGACCAACGCCTTCGTGCCTTTCAACAAGGCCGCCTCCTAGGTCTCCGAAACAACCGCTACAGCTGGTGGACCCACTGCCGCGAACTCGCCGACTACATCCTCCCCCGGCGCTACAAATGGCTCATCACCCCAAACCAGATGAACCGTGGCTCCCCCATCAACCAACACATCCTCGACTCCACCGGAACCCTCGCCGCCCGTAACCTCGCCGCAGGGATGTTCTCTGGCACCTGCTCCCCCACACGCAAATGGGTAGGCCTCCATGCAGGCCACATCGACTCCACCCAAACCTCCCCCGTCTCCCTCTGGCTCGCTGAATGCGAGCGCCTCATGTACCTCATCTTCGCGGAATCCAACTTCTACACTGCGATGGCGATCTTCATGTTCGACCTCGTGGTCTTCGGCACCGCAGTCCTCCTAATCTACGAAGACTTCGACAACGTCATCAACTGCATCAACCCCTGCTTCGGTGAATACTACGTCGACATTGATGGCAAGTACCGCCCTGTCATCTTCTATCGTGAATTCACCTACACCATATCTCAAACCGTCGACGAATTCGGTTGGGAGAACTGCTCCTCGATGATTCAACAATTCTACGATCGCCGGGACGGAGCCGGCCTTACCCGAGAGGTCATAATCGCCCATGCCATTGAACCCAACACCGATCCAGAGAAATATGGCATCCCCAAGCACTTCAAATACAGGGAAACATATTGGGAATGGGGTGGCGCTACTAATCCTCAGTCTGGCACTTCTTCTCGGGGCTTCCTTCGTAAAAGAGGTTTTAACGAACGTGCCGCTATTATCGGCCGCTGGGATTTGGTTGGTAACGATCCTTATGGCCGTTCTGTTGGTATGGACGCGCTTCCTGACATAAAGCAACTCCAACAAGAAACCCGGCGCAAAGCCCAAGGCATAGACAAAGGCATCAACCCACCTCTGGTCGCGGACGTCCAACTCAAGAACCAACCCGCTTCCCTCCTCCCCGGAGGAATCACCTTCCTGCAAGGAATGATGTCCACCGGCAACGATGGCATGAAACCCGCCTACGGCAACTGGAAACCCGACATCGCCTCTATCACCGCCGATCTCGAAGAGGTCCGCAAACGCATCCGCGATACCTTCTTCAACAACCTCTTCAACGTCGCCTCGCAATTCGAAACCCGTTCCAACATCACCGCTGTTGAATGGGACATGCGTAAGGCCGAATCCCTCATCATGCTCGGCCCGGTCTTCCAGCGCCTCTACAACGAAGTCTTCACCCCCATCATCGACCGGGTCTGGGGGATCATGGTCCGCGCCAACATCCTTCCTCCTCCCCCACCAGAGGTCGCTGGGAAGAACATCGACGTCAAGTTCTCTTCGCTGTTGGAAATCTCCCAGAACGCAGCCCAGGCCGGATCCATCGAACGCATGTTCCAGATTACTGGCCAACTCGCTGGGATCGACCCCGCAGCCGTCGACAACCTCGACATCGACATGGCCCTCGACATCTACAGCAGCCTGCTCAACAACAGCCCGCGCATCATCCGCTCTCCCGCCCAACTCACCCAGATCCGTCAAGCCCGGCAACAGCAACAACAGGCCGCACAACAAGCCGCTCAAATGGAAGCCCTATCCAAAGCCGGCGCCAACGCCTCCCAGATCGACGTAGGTGGAGGCCAGAACCTAGTCCAACGAATGGTAGCCGGGGGATGACCTACGACGCTGGGAACCGCAAAGATGTCCGCAAAGCAGAAAAGGCCGCTAAGCATGCCGAACATGCCAGAATCGAATACACTAAGCGAATCATGTCCGAAGTCCTGGGTCGTGTCTGGATCCACTCCCTCCTTGCCCGATGCAATGTCTTTCATACCCCTTTCGTTCGTGGTGCGGCAGACATCACAGCCTTCAACTGTGGTTCACAGAACATTGGATTACAGTTGTTCGCCGATGTCATAGTCCACTGCCCAACCGAATACATCCTAATGATGCAAGAAGCATCGCACAAGGAACTAGCAAATGACCGACACGACAGTGACAACCGATCCCCCAACGGGGAACAGCCCGGAAGCCCGAACGGGGGACGGGACCCTGAAGGACCAGAACCCTCCCCCGGAGACTACGACCCCTACGCCAGAGAAGAAACCTGAAGGCCAGTCCTTTCTCACCAAGACCCTGTCGAAGGAAGAACCCAAACCTGAGCCCAAAGAAGGCGATCCGAAACCCGAGGACAAACCAAAAGAGGCCGAAGGCGGAGCCCCAGAAAAGTATGCCGATTTCAAAGTCCCCGAAGGCTTCAAATTCGACGAAAAGGCCCTTACCGAAGCCACCACCGCGTTCAAAGAACTCGGCCTGTCTCAGGAAAAGGCTCAAAGACTGATCGACACCTATGCCAAAAACACCCAGCAGGCCATCGAAGCCCCCTATAAACAATGGGCCGATCTCCAGAAAGAATGGCTCGGAGACATCCATGACCGCTTTGGCTCGAAGGCCGAAACCGTCCGAACCGATATCTCAAAGGCCATCGACTCGGCCCTCCCCCCATCCTTGGCCCGCGCCTTCCGCGGTGCCTTGGACCTAACCGGCGCCGGTACCAACCCCGATGTCGTCGAGGCCCTCTCCATCATGTTCAAACCCTTCGTGGAAGGCCCCAGCATCAAGCCGGGTGGGCAGAGCCCCGAAGCCAACAAACCCTTAGGGGCACCAGCCGCCCCCTCCATCGCCGAAGCCATGTACCCGCACCTCGTGCCGAACCGCGGATCCTGAAATCCTCCGTCCCACCGCAGA